ATCACTTAATACTTCTGAGGTACTTCTACTTTCAAGACCGTTAGCAGTAAACCTTGCATACTCGTCATCAGCAACAGAACTGCTGTCTACTTTAACTGCATTAGTATTACTGATGCCAAATGTTAAAGATGCTTGTCCTCCTATATCTGATAAGACCTCTGATGCAGAACGACCTTCTACAGTTGTTCCAGCTATTTTTAAAAAGTCATCATCAGCTACGCCAGTAGTAAACTTGGGTACATTTGTGTTGGCAATACCAAATGTAAGTGTGGCTTGTTTTGCATCAAGTTGTGTTTGTATATCACTTGATACGCCATCAAGTCTTTGAAACTCTGCGTTAGATACTGAACCGTCTCCTAGTTTTGCAGCATCTATAGCTGTAGGTAAATTACCAGCAGATACGCTTACTACTAGATCAACAGTGCCATCATCATCTTGATAGGTTGCAGTTATATCAGTTTCTGTATTGCTACTGAACATAGCACCAACAATATCTTGCAATGCTTCTGTAGTAGTTCCAGCATAAGATTTTAAATTAACTGCTGTAATCTTTTTAGTTTGTCCTGCATCGGTATCTACAATAGCCAATACATCATCATCTGCTGGTGTAGATAATGCTGTCAATTCACTAATTTTACTATCTGCCATTCTTTACCCTTTTTTTCTTTTTTCTTTGTTTTTCTTTAAGTTTAAGAAGTTCTACAAGTTCTTTAAAAGTCATTTGCCTTGACCTTTGTATTTTTTAAAACTTCTTCTTTTATGTTTGTTTTTTGGTCTTGATCTTATGCTTTGACCTATGCTAGTACGTTTTTTCGGTCCAGCTTCATGCTCGACATACGTTTTAGCTTTACGTGCCATTAGTTAGGAATTGGTCTGCCACTAAATACAGTGCCAACTGCTTGTTCTATTTTTATATTGTCACCTGCTTGCATGAGCAAGTACGTACCGTCTTCTAACTTAATATTGTCGTTTGGTGTATCTGTTCTTCTATCTCTATACCTATCTTGTCCTCTATGTGAGAATCGAGTTGCAATGGTCATTGTGCAAGTTCTGTTACTCTTGCTGTGCCATCTGTTGAACCAACTCGTAGAAAAGCAACTTTTGTAGATGGTGTTACTCTAAAATACTCTGGTGTAAATGCTGGTACTATAATACTAGAAGATGTTGCTGTAGGTGATGTTGCGTTCATTTCTACGTAAGCGTCAACGGTAGTTACAATTCTTATTTCTCTTGTTTGTCCGTTGAAAGCATTAGATGTTGCAGCACTTGAGCTGCCAACAGCTACAGTTTGTGTAGTTCCAACCTTAAATGTAGTAGGTGCTTTATAATCAGTCATGTTTACTCCGTAAGTTCTGAAATATATAATGAACCGTTACCAGAGGATCTTATTACAGATATAATATTACCTGGTGATACTTTGTAATATTCAAAGTCTTTTGCCTGTAATGGTGTCATAGCAGCAGTTGCTGTTACAGCAGGATTGCTTATAGATATATGGCAATCTGTTGTTGCGTACAACCTTACATATCTGCATTGTGCGGATATAGCTGAACTGTTTGCAGCACTAGCTGTGTAGTCTACCTTCTGTACTGTTCCTGTTAATTTATAATACATAATGTTCCTTAGAATGATTCTAAAGAGGGGGGTTACCCCCCCTCACTTAGCTTATTGGTTTACGTCTAAAAGAATGCCGTGTGCGGCTTCATTTCTGACTTCAAGTGTGTACTCAGCTAAAAGTTGTTTCTTCTCAGAATCACCAGTTTTTGCTAGATCCTGAACTTGGAAATCTCTTAGGTAAGCAGTTGCCATCATATCTCTTTGGATAAGGAAAGCATTACTTTCACTTGTTACTGCCATAACTCTGTTTGGTACGACCTGTAGGTCACCAAAATCAGATGAGTAAACATCGATTGCTGCATACTCTACTCTGTTTTCAGCTTGACCAAACCTTGTTGTGTTGGCGTTAAACCCAGATATAGTTTGTTTCATACTCGGTGGTACAACAAGCATATCCATTTCTCCGCCAGCTTCATAAACCTCTTTAACAACTGTTTTAAGAATTGTTTCAGTAAGGTCTCTGTCAGTACCAGAGTTGGGTAAGTCTGTTCCAGAACCAGTAGAAAGCGAACCACCAGTACCTGCATCACCGTTAGTAGCAATCCATGTAGGAATAGATCCTAATGCTCTAGCAGCAGTTGCAGAACCGACAGCTTGTACTTGACCTTTAATAAGGACAAATTCCATGTCTTTCTTTAATTCTTTCGATTTTTTTGCGACTTGATAGGCCATTTCGTCAGCTCTACCAGCAGCATCTACAGCACCTTGTGTACCTGATACAGCGATTACTTTATCAGATATTTGTGTGAAGTTAAATGCTCTCGTTGTTGCACTCATTGCATCAGCAGTTGCATCGTCACCTTCGATAACTGAGTTAGCGGCAGGTGTTGCAAGTGAATCTAGTTGCCATTCGTGCTTTGTTGATTTTGCGGTTGTACGAGGTATCGCAGATAATATTGGAGTATCTTCTGGACTAATGTTATAGATTACATCTACCAAGTCCTCTCGAATACCAGTAGTATCATACGTGTCGTACAAGTTAGTTGGTTGTGCCATAAGGCTCCTCCTTTAAGTTATACGAGACTGCGGAAGATTTTAGCTGCGTCTGCAACTTTTCCACTCTTCTTCAGTCTTGAGAGTTGTTGACGTTTTGCCTCTGCTGCTTGTTGACCTTTTGATTTAGATACACCGCCTTTTACAATTTTAGGAGCATTGATCGCTTTCTTTTTGATCTGTGGTTTGGCTGCTTGAAGATTACGATATGACATCGCATCTCTAACCAGCATCACATATCTGTGATCGTATACAGAATCAATTTCTTGGTCATTAAAACCTTGAGAAGATAAATAATCTCTCATTTGCTTCTTAAATTGAGTACCTTTTTCTGGATGATTCAATTCAGGAAGTTTTATAGTTAATTGTTTCTGTTGCTCTTGTAAGTACTTGTTAAACTCTTCCATTTGTAATTGTTGAGTTTGTTGTTGCACTTGTTGTAACTGTTCGTTTTTCTTTCGCATTTTATGCTCAAGTCTTGCAGCTTCAACAGGATCTTCGTCATATAGTTTTTCAAAGTCCACCTGTGCGTACTCTTGTTGTAATTGAACTTGTGCAGCTTGATTTAATTGGTCAAGTTTTGCAATTTTAGTTTCAACGTCTTTTTTTGATCTTTCGACAAAATCACTTGATTGCTGTTTTTCAGCAGCAAGTTCTTGTGTCTTTCTTGTGTAATCTGCGTTCCGTTGATACCCTTGAATTAACTCATCTTGGGTCACCTCGAAATTCGTACCATCAATGGTTACGGTGTAAATAGGCTCCTCAGAGTTTTCTTGTATATCTTCCGACTCAGATAGTTCGTTCTGTTCTTCTACTTGTTCATTAGAATTTTCATTCTCTTGATCCATATAAGGAACATCACTTGGATTTACAGTTTCTTCACTAGAAGTTTCTACTTCTGCTTCTTCTGTTGGTTGCGTAGATTGAGCTACTGCTTCCTCTACAGGGGTAACCGCTTCAGATGTTTCTCCAGTCATAAGACCTTTGATAATATTTCCTGCTTCGATTACGTTTGTTGGTTGGCTGTCTGCCATACCGACCTCCTTTTAAATGTTACACTCCCAAATGGGTTGGTGTATTCGATTTAAGTCGAATTCTTTTTTAGCTGATTGATCTGTTGTGCAGCAAGTTTGCCTGTTTCCATAACAGTTCTAAGGTGATTTTCTACCTTGTCTGTTAAGTGATAGGCTTGCCACAATGTTGTACGAGCTGCATCCTCACCATGTTTGGTGTTAAGGATAGCCTCTTGAAACTCTTTTTTTAAAGTCTCAAAGGCTTCTTTTATTATCGGTTCATCAAGAAGTAATTTAGCTTTCTCTCCTCTTGATACCTCACTCGCCAGTTTGTTGTGATCCATTAGTTACATTCTGTATGATTTGTTGCGTTTGGTCAAGTTGACGATCTACAGTTTTTTGTGCCTGTTCTCGTATCTTACCTTGTTGCACTAAATCTTCTCTTGCTAATACAGCGTCTCTTCTTATTTCAGCTTCATTAATTTTTGTACCATATTGTAATTCTAACTCTTTTATACGAGTTTCAAATTTCAATATCATTTCTTGGTAACTCTTTTCTAGTTCTTTTATTCTTATTTCACTATCCATTTGTTTCCTCATGTTCTCACCCTGTACTTGCAGTTGTGAAACTTTCTCAAACTCTGTAGGTTGAGGAGGTTGTGGCGGTGGCATTTGTTGCATACCCACATCTGGATCTGTAAAGAATAAACCAGTATTTTTTAACCCAGCGTTTTCTACTATTTTAGAAAGCGTGTTGTAAATATTTCTTAAATTAACCATTGGACCAGCAGGTGTACCCTGTAGCTCTAATGCTTTTAATTGTGTTTGCAGTATGTTGTTTAATATAGATAGTTGTTGATCTCTTGATCCTGTACCTAACCCTACATTAATTGACACATTGCATCTGTTTCTCCATTCCATAGGTCTGAAAGGAACAAATGTATTTCTAATTTTTATAATACGTTCTTTGTCTTGGTGTTTAACAACCAATTCAAATATCTTGTGGAACATATCTTTCACACCAGTTTCTGCAAAGATACGTGCAATCAACTCAACTCTCATTTGTGCTTGTGTTAAAATAACATTAACACCAGTTGCTGTTTTATTCAGTGAGTCAGCATCCATACCTTGTGAGTAACGTGTGATACCTGTACGTTGTTCTCTAACA